ACCCGTGAGGGTCTAAATATGGATTGTGGCATTCAGAATGCGAGGATAGCCAAGCCCGGTTACGGCGGGCGACTTAAGTTCGCCTGGAGAAATCCGCGTGGGTTCAAATCCCACTCCTCGCAAATTGGTTCCTTAGCACAGTGGTAGTTTGCGAACGGCTGTTAACCGTTAGGTCGCTGGTTCGATCCCAGCAGGAACCGCAACAGAGAAAGCCCGCAAGGGCCGACTCGCTTTTGTTCTTTCAAAGGCCAAAAGCGAATCAAACATAACATCCTCGCAGATTATCACCCCAGCAACACCGCCTGCCACTGAGTCGGCCACTCTTCCTCCGCACAGAATCGCGCCAGCGCCTCCGGTTCCCGTGCCGGTGCGCCCGCAGTCCATTTCGCCAGCTGTATCTCGGCCAACAGACTCTCCAACGTCACGCCATCCCCCCTCAGAAGCCGCGTCCCCACATCGAACTCCGCCCCACTGATATCCCAGACACCGCGCCGTGCCGCCTCCACGGCAACCGCCGGCTCGTAGCGCGCCCCGCCTACCGCGGAATAGTCCGATCCCATCAGCTCGCACGCATCCACGAACTGTCGGTATGTTAGACGAAGACCCGCCAACACGGCCTCCAATGAATACTCCGTCAGCACAGTCGCATCCGGGGTGTCCGGCACCACTAGCCGTCCCACTCCACGCGCAATCATATCCATATCGGTCGAGATCACCGCCGATACGTGTCCCTGTCGTGCCAGCAGAGCTAACAGATCGTCTGCCTCACCGTTCGGTGTCACGAACAGCACCCCGCACGCATAGAGGAACTGTTTGAGTTGGTCGCGATCCCCGCGCGCTACCGTGGGGGCTCTCGCGGTCGCCGCCGCAGCGCGCATTTCGTGTTCGGCGCGTTCCATTTCACTCATCTCGGGTCGTTCTGCGATAGCCGCCGCAGCCGCAGCAACTTCGGCCCGCGCGGTGGCCCGTGCTTCCCGTCGACGCTCGATCACGGGGGATTTGGCGACAGGAGGGTGTCCGTCAAATATAATCACGGGTTCGATCCCTGCCGCTCGTAGCCGCACAATGAGGCCCGCTAAAACCGTGAGAATAGAGAGCCCTGCCCCGCGGGCACGATACATCAAACAGGAACAGTCGATGGCCCATCGTTCACCGCGCCCGCTGAGGACTGCTGCCCGGCGCGCACTGGGTACGCGCCACTTGAGGAAGTTGGCGAGACCGCGAATGCCCATTAAGGAGAGTGAGGTATACCCACCTCGGCTGCGAATGTCTAGGTGGTGTCATATTTGGCGGCTGTCTCCTAAGAACTTTGTTACCGCGTGATTCGGATTGACTGTAGTTCCAGTCACGCAGCGCTGGAACTGGGACCCCTACATAAAGGACTACCCCCGTTGGTACATCAAGCCCCCCCACGAATGTCCGCCCACAACCGCTATACCCCCGCCCAGCAGGAGCTCCGCGACATCGCCTTCGCGGCCTCTTCCAGCTCAATTGTTGGCGCCCGCTACGTCGATGGCTGGTCCCCTCTGGATTCTCGCCCTGGCACGGCGATCGCTCAGCGTGAGTTCTACCTTCCCGTGAACACGATTGCGAGCATGGCCGCAGCACACCTCGAGAACGACGATGCCGGCTGGGTGTCTGTTCCCTCGGCGCGTAACATCAGGCGCCGTGAGCGTGCGGCCCAGCGCCGTAAGATGCGTGAGGCGGAGTCAGGTTCGTGGCTCGGTCGCAGCGAGGAGGGTATCGTGCCTTTCGCTGGCAAGGCGATCAACGACAATCGTGTCAGTCATACGGACTGGGTGCTCCGCAAGGACGGCTCCCACGACCTGGTGAGCTGGTAGTCGCCCATCATTCTCCAGACTTGCTACCGCACGTCATTCCCATCATCAGTGCCCTGCTCTCGGTGGATGCGGCCGCGTCCGCCAGCGAATCAAGAGTCGCCCTTGCCCCCTCAAACCACAAAAACCACGACTGAACTGCGTGAGACGGTTGTAATAACGCCTCCCGTAGATGTCGCATCAACACCCACTTCAACACATAATACGCAAACACATTCGTGTCCTCGTCCTCACGGCTGTCCCGAATCCGCGCCCATACCGCCACCGCCTGTCTCTCGGCGCATAATCGCTGCGCAGCCCACCGACGTGCCGCCCCCACTTCTGACCTCGCACCCGCAACGGCCCAGAGCCACTCCGCGAACAGTTCCGTATACGCCTCTCCCAGATGCGGCCACAGACGGCGCCCGAACACGGCCTCAAAGCGCGCCCTCACCGGCCCGATTGTCGTCGCATCCACATCAAGTCCGAGTGCGTGAACACTCTCGTGGATCATCACCTTCAGAGCCTCCTCCCTCCGATAGACGTGGACCTCCGGCACGTGTGGCACGGCCCATCCTCCATTCACGTGTTCGCGACCCGGATCCACCCGTGCCGGTAGCACCCTCACCCAATCCTGATCCCACCAGAACCAGACATACGGCCGCGCCGATGTCATCCACGCCATAATTCGTAGGCCCGACCGAAGCTCCCTCTCCACGGTGGACCACGGCCGATCTGTTACACAGTGAACCTCGTGGCCCGTGCGCCGATCCCGCACACCAAACATCTGGAGTCCTGCCCGTTGTAGCCACGTCGCCGTCCTCCCCCCGTCGAAAGAGTCCCCGCCACTCATCCGTGTCTCCAGATCCCGCCGACGCGCAGGGATCCGCTCCACCGAGGGGCGTGGCACTGACAACCACGCCCGCCAGAGTTCTCGCTGATAGGCCACTTCCATTGCAGTACAGCCCCTATCGGTTGCGGATAGAATCTCCGGCGCACGTCGCCGCCCCGAGTAATGGAGCCGGTCTTCAAGCTGATTGGTCATGTCGACGGCACCCCCTTGTATTTTACGGCCCCCGCACTTCTGCCCCGTGTGCGCTCGGATGAAGACTTTATACGGATGAAATCCTATCTGGATCAGATCAAGACAAAGTGGATCTGGATCGTGGACTGTTCCGGCCTTACCCTGGACTACTGTACGAACATTCGGCATATTCAGCGACTGGCGGACACCTTGCGAGGGGAACACGCAGACAAGCTCCAGGGTACGTGGATGCTTCACATAAATACGTGGGTACGCAGCCTTCTGACGCTGTTTGGGACAGAAGCAACATTCCTGAGTTCCGACAGGCTGGAGCTGTTCGTTCAGCTTCAGCGCGCCGGCTGTGCGCACTCGACGGTGGATTTCCTTCTGACAAAGGTTCACGCACCAAAACTGGCTATACGTGCGTGATGATTTCTGTTGTAGGTGCGACCACCACAGGAGCAGGAAGAGTCTGTCCCAATGCCTCGTATACAGCGGTCAGGATCATTTCAAGCATTATCGGTGTACGATACGACGGAAACCAACGCGCCCTCGCAAGAACATCCACGACCGCTCGAGCCTGCTCGTCGTGAATCCCCCCTGCTGCAGCCAGGCGGACAACCGCCCACGTGAGACCGGCCACCATGTCGCCTCCCGTGATCATCAGCCCCAACAGATCGTACACGCGCGCCCGAATCCAGTCCGCGACACCAAGGCAGGCCGGTCCCTCTGCGCGCGCAATCACCATCTGGCGAAGCACCTCTGCGAGATATGCCTGTACAGTGGGAACTGTTGCGCTCCCTCCGCTACAAACAGTGTCCCGATCGGGTCGAGCAGTCGCGGTGGTGCCGCCGACTCTTCGGTAGACAAACCCGTCACAGAGACTCGCCACAACACCGTTCATCACACGCGCGGTACACCACACCATCGCCGTCGCCCCTGCGGACCAGACAAGCTCCTCCAGGGTCGCACGGAATCGCGCGGCAGCCGGGGGAGATAGCGCGTGGATGCGTCGGACAATCATAATCTTCCGACCCGCGCACTTGACATCCCGCGTCGAGAGCAACTGTGTCAGCAACTCGGGGAGGATCTGTTTGTCCATCATTGACAGGTCCATAATGTCGATCTCCATATGAGTCGAGAACTCCCAGTACCTCGCGACATAGTCCCCGATTTCGAGTGTCTGGAGCCGGGGTTCCTTTCCCGCCGGCACGCCTAGTGCTGCGCGCGCCGCTGTAAGTTTGCCGACCCCTGCGGGTCCAACCCAGAGAGTGGGATACGCCATTGGTATGCCGTTCTCTGAATCTCTTAGGTTGCCGACTTGGGCCACTTGCCTCGTTAGGCCACTTGCCCGGCCAACAGGTTCCGTGTGTTCTGGACGGAAGTCACGCACATTGCTGTCGCACCAATCGTCGCCGGCAGAACAATCAGGAACAAGATATTCGTATTCAGCCACGTCAGCTGTGCCGTATCATTCGCATAAAACCAGAGAGCACCGACCCACATTACCAAGGCTAACATATACGATACCGCCAAGATGATCGTCACTCCCGTCGCAGCCGGGACGCTGTCAAGAGGAATTAGTAGCGCGAAGCTGGTCATTGCAATTGCTGCGCCGGCCACGATCACCCCCAGGTGGATCCACATATTCAGATTCGTCGCACCCCGCATGATGGCTTTGAGCCCATCCACAAATCCGGTCTGTGCGGCGGTAGACATTGCTTCTTACTAGGCGCGCTGCTTTTTGCTACTCCTACTGACGCCCCCGCCCGTCATTGTTGGAACCGGCACGAGCTGCGGCAGCGAAACGGGAGATGTCAGAACACCCCCCAGAAAGAACACGATCGTAAAGAGTCCCCAAAGCGGAACAGTCCACGACCAGAGACCGCCCAGATCCAGATCCATTTGACTTTCCTTACCCAGGGCGCCGAAAAACGCCGCCTTTTTTAAGGGACACGCGACCACAGATGCCGCGAAATGACTTCAATCTGTACCAATGTAATCCGAGCACCCTCAAGGACACGCGCACTACGTGCCTGCCAATGGAGATGCTTCAGCGCCTCCGCGCCGAATGGAATGACAAACACCCCCGTGACATGATCCCTGCCTCCATCCGCCGCAAAGAGACACTCTGGGGAGCGATCCGTGAGAAGATGCGGACGCATTACAAGTGCGGCACGGAGGTGTGTGCCGTGGAAGAACTCGGTGACTCCGCCGACAAGACTGCGGCCGCCCCTTATTTTCGACCTACGGCACCTCCCGAATGGGCCAAGAACCGTCGTGAATGGCACGATACAGAGTCCATTGCGAAGGTGATGGAGCAGTACGAGACGGCATACCCCCACTTCGAGTTCATCGGACCGGTGCCGATTGATTTTGATTCCCAGCTACCGGGAGGCTGGGGGCGCTGCGTTGTTGATGAGCTCTGCTCGCTGGATCTCGCATCCATTAAACGACGCGGGGATACCGCCGTGGGCATCGTCTTCAATCTGGATCCGCACGACCGACCGGGAAGTCACTGGGTCTGCGCCTATCTGGATCTCACCGCCGGACACTCCTATTACTATGACAGCTACGGGTACCCACCTGGCGCCCACGTCCGGCGCTTCCTGCGGCGCTGTCGGGAGCAGGGCTGTTCGGAGATCTACTGGAACGACATTCGCCACCAGCGCAAAGCATCCGAGTGCGGGACATACTGTATGTATGTATTGATCTCCCTCCTCAAGGGTCGGAGCTTCTCGGATATCTGTCGGAATCGTGTGGATGATGATACAATGAATTCGATTCGGGATGTTCTGTATGCGACGCCACGCCCTACGGAAACCGCGGTGAGGGCTGGACCCCGATTACTGGGGGAGATCTAGTGCTGCTCAAGATCAGGTCCGCGTCACCCGACGGCCGGGATTAATCGCCGCAATCAGTAATGGACAGCGGTGAGGGGCCGTTTCAGTCAATGTTAGCATCCCTGCGGCAGACATACAATGCCCGCCTGCCGTCGGGATTGAATTCGTCTGCTGATGCGCGTCTTCAGCGGACACTCAATCACTACATTCGGGAGGTGCTACGGGTTCAGGGCACTTTCAACGAACAGGAGATCCTCCGGGAGACGTTTGACTCGATGTCGGGTTGGTTCCGGCGCAATACGGATCAGTTGCTCCCTGGAGCGCAGTCGGCCTTTAAGCCCGTCCGACCTACCGGTGGCTCGCCGTTCGCAACGGCACCTGCGCCCGCACCAACCGCGTTAGAAACCGACGACCCAATCGCCCTCTTCGAACGTCTCAAGGCCGCCCGTGTCGGCGCGATCCCTCTTCTGCCACAGCCCTCTCCCGCGGGAATCCCCGAACTCATTGCGATCGATACGCGTCCTCCTCCTCCCGTTGACGGCGTCGCCGCCACTGCAACCGCATTCGGCAGTACGCCTCTGTCTGCTCTTACCGGCATTGAAACGCGGATCATCCCGCAGCCCAAGGACTTCATCATCCGCCAGGAGGACGTTGTCAAGTACCGTGAGATGGAATACAACCTCGTTCTGAACTCCAAGGACCGCGACTGGCTGAGCTCCACCGCCGAAAACCGCTACCGTTTCACCGTCCAGCTCAATGGCGGGTTCGTCCCCCAGGGCACCGGCATCCAACCGACCATCCAGAACCGCCTCCGCAACATCGTCCGCATCGAGTTCATCAAAGCGATTCTGCCGGTGGAGGGCCTCGACGTCGTTGTCCCCCGTTCGTGCAATACAGAGACCGACACTGCTGTGAAACCCGAGAACGGATTCCTGTCGTCCCTTGCGCTCCCCTTCATTCAAGTCCAGATGGACGAGCTCCAGGGCAATAACACTGTCGGCACTAACGAGACCGTGGACCGTGCTCTCGCTGTCTGTCAATATGACTCCACGTGGAAGTCCGATCCCACGCACGTGACCACGACGAATCGCGGCTATACACTCTTCTTCCCGAAGTTGATGAAGGCCCAGCGCGTCTATACACCAACTCCTCTGGCAAATCTTCAGAGCCTGTCCTTCCATCTTCTGAATCCAGAGAACCTCCCTCTCAGCACGGTTCCAGACAGCTTCGCTGTGAATCGCATCCTTTACAGCCATCTGGCAGATACATCCGGCTCCTGCTACTCGGACTCTAGTGGTGGCGAAGACACTAGTGCGGCGACGGCGCAGTACCTCTTTATCGAGACAAAGAAGTGGTTCCCCCTCTGGGCCTTCAGCCTTCTTGATCGGATAACGTTCGATGGCCTAACATTTACATCCGACACTTCCACCATCCAGAACGCAGGAGAGTCTCTCAATACCTGGCTCGAGAAACCAGAGGGACACGTTGTCGTCGGCATTGCATCCACCGTAACCGGCGGACTCCAAGACGGTGCCAATGACTG